GCGTTCTCTCGATCCAGCGTCCCTCACGGGAGGCGGTGAGAAATAGTCCGTTCCGATCGAGCTTGCCCATACTCTCGCCATGCAGCCAGTCGCTAGGACCGTCAGCGTAGATTAAGTATAAGTGGACAAGCTGTCCCATCCGGTATCTCGTTAGATCAAGTCTTGACGTATCAGTTGCATACACATAGGTCTTAAAGGTATAACCTCCAAAACCGCGCTCCAGGTGGGTCTTTTTAAAGACCTTCTCTGGCGTGCGCGTATGCAGATGTCCGTCGCCCATTTCTGGGGGTCCCCAAAGCAAGAAGTCCCTGCAGCAAGCATACACAAACCGTTTAAAGATGGCCGCGTAACGCGTTCCATCGTAGCGATTGTGCGCCGCGAACAGGTATTTTGCGATCTGGTTGTCCCATAGATAGGTTGGTCGAACGCTGTGGCCGCGCATATAGTCCTTACCGCACGACTCCCGAAACGGGGTCGCGCCAGTAAAGGATTTATCCACGTTGACACGAAACCCGAAGGTGTTGAGTATGTCAACGGTTAACGCGAAAGACTCCGTAGGCACGATCATATCGTCACCGTAGGTCGAGCAGAAGAAAGTGGACCTCGCGGTCCGCTCTGCAGCTACAAGACTTATACAGTGAAAGATCAGCGTCTCCAAAGGAAACGTGAAGCCATTACCCATCGAGGAAAACTTCGATGGACGGAACACGAACTTCCCAACGCGATTTTCATCGCTCCTGGCTCGCACGAGGAGTGCAAACCAGTCGGGGGGCATAAGCTGTCTTACGAGCTCATACGATATCGTGTCTGAGGCGGAGCTCAAGTCTATGGTCGATACGGCGTTGGTCATAGATCCGTAGCGCGCAAGGCGCTGGTTCATTGACTGGTCGCGTATATCGACACCGAAGAACCGCAACCTCTTTGCCATATAGTCGCCTATCCCGAGCTGCACGAGAGTGTTCAGCCAAGGTTCAACGGCAATAGGTCGGTGGGTTTTGTAGTTCTTCTCCACAAAAGCTATCTTAGCCGGCGCCGGTACGCACTTGCGTATTTCCGGAGCAAGGTGTGGGAATTCTTCACAGAGTTCGTTCACCAGCGGCAGGATGCTTTTACTACAAGTTTTCTCTACAAGAGAGAGCTTGGTAACCACGTTAGCCTTCTTTTTGGAAAGGTTCACAGTAGCCCCAGGCCCGAACCGCATCTTAAGCTCCGATAGTTTCGGGGCTGCACCCAATATCTCACTGATTTTCCGCGCAACATCGTAAATGTACGAGTTCGCACGCAAGGCGTAATCCTTAAGGGGTGAAACCTTTCGGGATTGTCCAAGCAGTGAGAGCAGGAGCTCGTTTTCGAGCTCACAGTCGATTTCGCAACGCCGTGCCTCAATGGCAGCAGCGCGCGCGGGGTCGATCCCGGGGATATGCAGTTCAGTATTCTTCTCGAGCAGTGCCCGTATCGTACGAACCCCTAAGTGATACTCAGGTGTGTCGACGTCCCAAAGGGCGTCGGTGCACTCCTTAATGATGCATAGAGGGTCACCTCTCTTAATGGCATCCCGCAGCTTTAATGGCTGGTAGGGAAGTGCAGCGTAGAGCTGCGCCATGAGAGGGAGCACGAAATGGCTGTACACATCGGAAAAATCCGGTGTGGTGCCGAAGGAATCAAGCTTCAAGGGCCTAGAAGACCCAGTACGCACGTCAGGCATGATCAGATCACCTGCTCTTTAATAAGGGCGCAAGCCCGAATCAAAGAAGTCAGGAACCTGCACACCAGTGACGGGCGCAACGCTCGTCGCGACACCACCCAGAATGTTGATCAACAACTGCCGCGCATTGCGCTGGTAGCGTTGAACATCACGCGGGTGCGCAAAATACGTCACCTCGATGGTCGGAGTGAACGCCACCTTGGGAGGGGCTGTGTAGCCCTCAACCCCAGCGGTGGTGGCGCTCTCGGCCACGGGGACTTCAATGCGCAACTTTCGCACCAGCACGCCGGACTTGCGAGTTTCCTCGCTGATAGTCACGCGCGGGTGCTGTGCCTGCGGAAGGTTACCGTTGTTCTCGCGCCACACCGCTTCAAACGCGTCACCAGTGACGTCGTTGTAAACGGGGACGAAAGTGTGAGACACAGGAGTGCTCTCGCCATCGAAGGCGACAATGGTAGTTTGTTGTGCCATGATTTGGCTCCTACTTAACGTTGGAAGGACACTGAAAGTAGACTCAAGGCATTCAGAGCGCGTTTAACGCTCGAGATACCCCCCAGTTCCAGAGGAGGCGATGAAATGCTTAGCTTTGGGATACCGTGCGTTTCGTGATGAATTCTGCTGATAGGCATCTCCCGTTAGGGGTAAGCCACCAGGATCCACCATTGTATCGCACGTAGGTATTTCGAGTTGTGACCAACTCGGATGTCACGAATTCACCCCTTAAGGCCTGAGCTTGAGATACCGCAGCCAAGTAGTCGCCGATAGGATAAAACCAATCGACGACGAAGCTGAAAGGTATGTTTTCCCAAACCAAGCTTAGAGGATCCGTCAGCCCGACAAGTTGCGGGAAGGTTAGAGGGCGGAGTGTCGCTTTGCATTTGATTGCATGCTTCACCTCCCACTGTCCCTCCGCGGCAACGTGTTCGAGGTTTCCCTTGTCGCGGTAGGACCCGCGCACTTCCACTGGTGACCCGCCTTGGGCGGTGACATTCATGTTGTGCGCGAGGAGCTCCGCTGACTCGTGGACGTCTGACAATAAGGGGAGCCAACCATATTGCAATTCTAACCAACGACCAGCAAGGTCGCTAGCCTTGGGGTGTCGGTTGAGCGGTTTCCCGCTTTCCCCTCCGACCTCAAGCAATTGCATCGCCGCACCATAGAAATCGCCTCGCCTTAAACGGCGCGCGGAGTTCGCTATGGCTATTGCAGCGTCGCCAATGCCGCTTAGAGTCTGCCCAATCTGCGATGCAAAAATCGTGGTGTTGAAACCAGACCCTGCCGCTTTGGAATACAGATCGTTTATCAGCTTGGCCCTCAGTGCCCACACAGATTGCTCGTGTGGCCAAACGAGGTTATAGTTGTAAAACAATTCCTTACAAGGACCGCTGGAGACCACGCCAGTTAGCGTGTTCCCCATGTACGTCGGCATCTCAGCCAGCGTCACGCGGGAAGTAAAGTTATGTGGCTCGTTCCACGATGGATCCTTCTTCCTTACTGGATCGCGCTTAGGATACTTGCGATGTAGTTGAATACATCCTGGGTCGCCTTTAGGCACGATTCTTCCGGTTTTGGGATCTGCGTAGAATTCACGGTTGAGAGGAGTAGGGTGATCGACAAGGTCAGGTACAGCCGTTTGCGGCCGATCCTCACCCGACCACCAACGCTTCTCTTCTGTACCAACATCGTCAGTAAACTGACTTTTTTGGACATACCCGTGTGTCATACGACTTCGGACTACGGTTAACGCCGTATCGTTCGCCT